ATCATAATTTACCTGAATTACATAAATGTAAATTTAATTTTTATACTGATGAAGATAAAAAAAAATTTATAGATGAGAATAAAATTATTAAACAAAAAGTATCTATAATTTAGTTACCATTTACTTTTTTTAACATTTATTTTAGGACCTTTTCTTTTTGTTGAATTATTTGGATTGTAATGATTTACATCTTCATCATCACTGTCTAATTGTTCAGATAATTTCCAAAATTCTTTTGAACCTAATTTAAAGTTTTCATGTGATTCTGCTTTATACCAAAATATTTGGTCCTGTAATTTATTTGATTTAGAATTATTATTTATAACTAAACACTCATAATTTTCAGTACATTGATCCATTATTTGAGCAAATGATTCAAATGTAGGAAACATTCCAGCATAGTTTTCATATATTCTTTTTCTATTTGCAATGTATGGTTCTCTTAAAATAAATACATAATCTATATTAGTTCTTAAATTAGGTGGTATACCTAAAGGATATTGCATTGTTATAATTAACATTAATTTCCAATGTCTACCATTCATAAATAATAATCTCATCATTTTGTCTCTAGACCAACCACTATCATATAAACAATCATCTAAAATAACAAATGTTCTTGGATCTATTGTAGTTTTATTATAATTTTTTATATCTTTATTTATTTGTTTTAGAACTGCTTTTTGTCTTTTTAAAATATTTTCAATAATTGATGTATTATATTCATCATGTATAAACAATTTAGGAACATATTTACAATAAAAACCATTCCCTGCTTCTGTACCAGATATAACAGTTCCTACTGGAATATCTTGGTGATGATATAATAAATCTCTTACTAAAAAACTTTTTCCTGTGTCTCTTCTTCCAATTAATACAATCACCGGACCTTTATTTTCATCTGGTCTAAAACTTATATTTTTCATATCAAACTTTTTTAAATCTAAAGTCATAATTATTATTTTTAAAGAAAATAAAATTAAATGATTTACGAAAAATTAGTTTAAAAGTTTTTTAAAATTTAGTTTATTGTTATAAAGATGTCTTTTTCTTTGTATTACAAAAAAAATAAAAATGATTCTCTATTTAGGGAATTACAAAATTCAAATTTAGACCTCAAATCTTTACAAAATTATATTCCTCTTTATCAATCCTTTTTCTCTTTAAATGAATCTAATTATAATAATATTAATTTAAATCATTTTTATCATCTACATTCTCTAAAAGATACTCCTTCTCGAAATATTTTAAATGCTCAAATTATTGATATATCCAATAATATTAAAAATACTCAAGTCTTTTGTAAATTTTCTCCCCTTTTAGATCCTCTTAAACTTCTTACAGGTAAATATGACTCCTCTTCAAATAATATTACTATTTTACCTAATTTAATTAATCATGAACAATGTATTCCTAAATTAATTGATAAAAATAATAATTCTTATGTAGATGGATTCTTTACCTATCTCTCTAGTCAATTGTTACATCATTACAATTTTATTCACGGAATTGATTACTATGGTTCTTTTTTAGGTATTCAAAATAATTTTTTATATAATATTGTCGACGATTTCTCCTACTTAAATGATAGTTCTTACTTTCATGATAATACTAATAAATTTTTCTTTATTGAAAATAAAGAATATGAAAATATTTTCAACATCGATTCTAGAAATAATAAAAAAAAAATTATTATTAATGAAAAAATAGAACCGTTAAATACCGATGATTTAAATGAAATTGATTTCTCTCTTTTCTCTCATGATTTAGATACCCCAACTATTATTGATTTAAGCGATGTTTGTATTTATAGCACTATTTTAACTAATAAAGATGATTCTGATGATTCTTCTTGTAGCTCTAAAAGTTCTAACACTGATATTCAAGATGATTTGAATAGTTGTGAATCTGATAGTATAGCTGATGAATCTACTTCTTCTATTGGTTCTAATGAAGAAGATGTATTTTGTAAAATAAATGAATTCCCTATCCAATTAATTTGTTTGGAAAAATGCGAAAATACATTGGATTATTTAATGGAAAATAATTTAATTAATGATAAAGAATGGACCTCTTGTTTATTTCAAGTTATTCTCATTTTGTCGATTTATCAAAAAACATTTTCATTTACTCATAATGATTTACATACTAATAATATTATGTATATAAATACAGATAAGCAATTCCTTCATTATTGTTTTAATGGAATACACTACAAAGTTCCTACTTATGGAAAAATTTATAAGATTATTGATTATGGACGAGCTATTTACAAATATAATGGAAAAATTATGTGTAGTGATAGTTTTCATCCCAAAGGCGATGCAGCTTCCCAATATAATTGTGAACCTTATTTAGATTCTAATAAACCTAGACTTGAACCTAATCCTAGTTTTGATTTGTGTAGATTAGCCTGTTGTATATTTGACTTTTTTATTGAAGATGTCGCTGAAACTAATGATATTATTAAGAAAAATAAAATTGCAGCACTTATTTATAGTTGGTTATTGGATGATAAAGGTAGAAATATATTATATAAAAATGACGGTGATGAAAGATATCCTGAGTTTAAACTTTACAAAATGATTGCTCGTTCTATTCATAATGCTATTCCTGAACATCAAATTTCAAATGAATTATTTAAAAAATATATTGTTAGTAAAAAATCTATTAATAAAAAAACCAAAATTCTTAATTTAGATTTGATTCCTAATCTCTCTATTGAATCTTCTTAAATATTTTTATAAAATTAATAATAAAAATATTTAAAATGCTGGATTATCTACAAATGCCATTGTCGCCTTATTTCCACCTTTTACATCAAATTGACTATATAACATAATTCCTGTTACTGCTGCAAAATACACTAATAGAGTTTCTTTAATTATAACTTTTAATGGTTTCTTCTCATCCTCAGGTAAAAATTTCATCTCTAAAAACTTAAATAAAAAGAAAACAACCGAAATTGCTAAAGAATAAATAAAACTTTCTTTCATTTGTATTAACTTGAAATAAAGTTAATATAAATCTAACGAAATTATGTCAATATTTCTATTTCTTCTAAACCTAATGGAGCTTTATTTAATTCTTTTGGTTTATCTAAATCATGCACATCTAAATCCCCCAAGTTTATTTTCTCTCCTATTGTTATTTTATCTTCTTCATCATCATCTTCCATCTCCTCTAATTTCCTTGCTTCATGTCTTTCATTACTTATTTGTTCTAATCTTTCTTCAGTCTTTGGTGCTTCTATTTCTTCTATTATTTTATCTACTCCTATCGCTTCATCTATATCGTTAAATTTTATTGATTCTTTTGGCTCTTCTAATGGTTCTATTTCTAATTTTTCTTCATGTGGTTTTTCTTTCTTTTCTTCTTCCTTTTTCTCTTCAGATACCTCATCATCTAAAGCCTCTGTTTCTTCAACTGGATCAGTTGAAATTATTTCCTCCTTTTCTTCAACTTGTACATCTTCCTCTATTGACTCATCTAAATATACCTTTAAAATATCTTCTACTGGAATATTATCTCTTATCGAATTCAATATTTCTTCTCTTACAATTAACTCAATCTCTCTATTATGCTTTTGAATTTGTAAAGGAGTAATATTTTTCTCGTATAAATAAATATTTTTATACATCTTCCTTGCTGTATTAATATATACCTTATGAATAAAATCGTTTAATGAAGGTATGTTAATATCTATTTTCTTTTGTTTATTGCCTACACGCATACAAGTCAAACTTTTTAACTGAATAATATGAACACAACTAATTAAATCGTTTAAATACCCACAATTACTTTTTTCCACTATTCTTTTTGTTTCTGTATCTACTATATTTGGATTCCATTTTGGAATTCTTCCTAAAAAATTTTGAAATGTCATTAGATATTTTTCTAATTCATCATTTTCCTCGCATAATGTCCATGCCTCATCAAAAATAGACTTAAAACCCTCTATTATTAAAGGAGTTAAGGTATTGATTAATCTTGAACACCACTCATTTCTGGATTCTTGTAAACTAGTAATTGAATAGTCGTCCATTTACATAAAACTAATATTTTCTAAATTGTAATCTGAACGGATTAATAAAAAATTTAATATATTCAACATCAATAATTTCTCATCTCTAAATTCCTTCTTTATTTTTTGTATAAATACTAAATACTCATATTTTTTCTCCTCGTCTATTTTCATTTCTTTTATATATTCTACCAAATCTAATGCACTATATCCCTTCTCATATAATTTTTCTGATAATTCCCATATATTCTCACTCTTATTCTTTTCCATTAAATTCTTAAACTTTAACTTTTTCTGTTTATTTATCTTACTTTCTTTAAAGTTTTGTTCTAAATGATATTGATGTAAATTATTTATTTTTTTTGGCAACACTGGATTTGGTATGAATATCTCACAAAATCTTGATAATATTGGCTTTAATAACTTATATTTATCGTCTACTACTATAAAAAATCTTGTTGAATGACTAAATAATTCTATACATCTTCTTAATGCTGACTGCGCATCTATAGTCAGTTTATCAGCATTTAATAATATTATACTTTTAAAAATATTACCATCTTTTAAATCTATATTTGTTCTTGCAAAAAATTTTAAATCATCTCTTATAAATTTTATTCCTTTACCATGTGCACAATTTACATTCATTACATAATCTTTTAAATAAACTGGATCATTATTATATATTTTTTTAATAAAATTAAATAATATTGTTTTTTTCCCTACTCCAGAACTTCCATGAAATATTATATTCGGTATTTTCTTATTTACTATAAAATCTTGTAATTTTTCTATTATATTTTCATGAATAAGTAATGACATAATACATTACTTATTTATTACTTTTTAACTATTTATACTTATTTATATTTTCTTGTCTTTCTTTTTTTATTTCTTTTTCTTTTCTTTGTTTTTTTTCTACCACCTTTTTGTTCTATAGATATAAATTCAAATTTCGGTTCCAAACCTTCTTCTAATTTACAATCTAAAAAACCGCATTCTGCTTTACATTCTTCCATTTCATAATCCATATTTCCTCCTGTTACTTTAAATTTTATATTTGGTATTTCATCATCTAATTCTGTACCACCTGTTCCTACAATATATTGTTGTATTGTCATCACTTTATCTTCTTCTTCTTTTATTTTAATTATTCCTTTTTGATATAAATGTAAATCTGCACATAAATAAAAATATTTTATTTCTTCTCCTAATAATTTATAGGTTTTTCATTTGGTTTCGATAGTATTCGAGAGTTTGTCATGATCATCAATTTATAGTCACCTCCTTACGCAAATATCAGTTCAAACTTCTTGAAAAGATCATCGTCTCAATGTTAACCTTAGTGTATATAACGCGATAGTCATAAATGACCCTTGCTATTATATTTGCAGTGTAATGATCTTATCATCAGCTCTCAGAAACCATAAAGGCTCTCTTTAGTTTTTCGTAGCAACCTCCTTTCGAAAGTATCCTTAATGTTTTCAAATCCTTCTTGCAGCTCTTCGTATCGACTGAGTATCTTGAGCATTTTAGACACGAACGTTTTTGTTACTGATGCCAATTCGGTGATGCGCCGCACTAACTTCCGCGACTTCGTTTGGCCAACAAACACCTGAATCACGTTGGCTCCACCAGCGCACGGGCGCGGGCCAGGAACGGCTCGGGAAGCAGAAACGGGCCCCCATCGGCGTCTCCATGGAACAGCAGGTCTCCTTTGAGGGAGAGGTCGGACCGGCAAAGCCGGTCCGGGTGAGGGGTCCCCACACTTCCCCTTAGCGGCCTTAGCGACCTTCCTGTAGGTGACGTCATCCACCTCGAACCCCGCCTTTTCGAGTTCGTACAGCCTGGCTTGCAATTCTGCCGGCGCCGTGGCCGTCGCCTCCAAGGCGCTCGCGATCTGCTCTATCGTCCCGCCACCCTTGACCAACTGCGTGACGGCGTCCGCCTCCTCCCCGACGAGCTTCGCGTAATTTTCCAGCATTTTGTACCGCTCAAGGTGTCCTTGCATGAGCTCCAGCATCACCCGCTCGTTCTCGAACCCGAGTTCCTTGGCCCTCGACTGCAGCAGGTATCTGTCGCGCGCGTTCGCCTTGTTCGCCTCCTCCAAGAAAATGGCGAGGGCCTCCTCCTGGGTCGCCCCTTCGTCCATGGCCGCCCGGGCCTCCCGGCCAGCCTGCGTTGCGG